CATCGCTAAGACGAAGTGGGAGGACGGCAATGTTTAATATAACAATGCGGTTAGGGTTTGGCTTTGATATTGAGTCCAGTGATAGTACTTGTTACATTATAGAAAGTGAGAATGATGAAGGAGAGACAGAGGCATATGTCGCTGCCTTTGAGGGGTTGATGGTAACTATTCCCTTCTTTAAAATATTGTTTGGGACGTTCCATGAGCTTGACCTAGATATGTTCGAGAATTAACAGGCAAAATAAAAGCCCCTATGTATCACTACATAGGGGCTTTTTAGTTGGTTTCTATCTTTCGTTAATGATTTGTTGTGATTGGTAATCTCTTAAACCGCCCACTGAACTTGTAGATTTTAAAATAGACTTACCAACATCGAGACCTTGTTTAATCAACGAAGGAGCAACCTGCTCTTCATTAACAACGCCACCACTCAGCTGCTGTGGCATTAGCAACTTAACAAACTGTTCCCGAATATTAGGAGACATCTTAACGGACATAACTTCAGTTACTTCCTTTACCCTGTTCTTAGGCAGAAACTCAATAAAGTCAGCAAGTTTCTTAGGGTCTAACATTAACTCAGCCATCTTTAGGTCATATTCTTTTTGTGACCCCTTTTGTAAAGTTCCTAAAATAGACTTAGTAACAGCAAGGCTTTGGTTAATTAGCGAAGGAAGAACCTGCGCTTCATTAGCAACACCCTCACTTGTTTTACCATAAGAAGCCGCCAACTGTGCCCGTTCTGCTCTAGATACATCTGCCGATAAGCTCTTTAACACATTGATTTGTTTTGGTGTGGCAAAGTCTTCTATCTTATTGTAGTTACGCTTTGTTACTTCCTTGATTGTTTTCGTAGCATTAGTAAAAGCATTAATAAACGTTCCCGCTTGTTGAGCACCACTTGCGCTGTCAAAACCAAGTTTGTTTAGAAAAGCACGGCCTACCTTTATCTGATCTATTTGTTTAGAACGAGTAGCAAACTCATCAAGATAACGTTTCCATGTACCACTACCTGAAGCCTTCTCAATAGACGCATCAAATAATCCTCTCAACATTCTTGCGTCAGCAGCAGCCTCTTTACCTAGCGTCTTATTCTCGCCTAGAAATTTAACCATGTCCTCTTCAATTTGTTTACGAACATTGTAAAGGTCATCACTTTTAATGATACCCGTGTCAGGGTCAGTAAACTTAGCAAGTTTATCACGCATTGAACTAATAGCAACTTGTAATATTGTATTAGATTGTGAGCCGGGTGTAGTGGCTAACCTATCAATATCAGTAAGGATGTTATCTACTTTTAATGGGTAGAAGCCTTCTTCTTTAAGTGTCTCCAGTTGGTTTTTCTTAACTTGGACATCCGCTGCACGTTGCTTTACAATATCACCAACTTCAGCAGCAGCCTTACGGTTTTCTAGTGCGTTATTTGAATTAGTAATCCAACCCGGTTTACCTACCTCAAAACGCTTTTCGCCGTGTCTAGCTGCTCCTGTGAAGCGTGTACCTACTACTTGAGCATCCAAAACAGCCTGATCTCCTTGTACAACGGCACGTTCTAAAGGCACAACCTCATTGCCATACCTATCAGCCTCACGCATTGCCGTCTCTCGCAACTCACCAGTAACTTTTGAACGCTCCGTCATTGCCGCTGGTATATCACTTTCTTTTCCAAAAGCGCCTTCTATCGCTTGCCTGTTAGCCTGTTGATTCTGAAGGTCACGCTCTCTAGCTAATGCAGGATTAGAAAGTAACACCCTCTCTTGTTCCTTTATTAGTGGTATGCCTACAGGAGTGTCTGCAAGTGCCTCACCCGCTGACATCTGTCTACCTTCTATGTTAGGCGTAGTGTCCCGAAGAGCGCCCATAACCTGTGGCCTATCTTGTTCAGGAACTAAATCTCCCATGTACTTCTGTAATGCTCTATTTTTAGCAGCTTGAGAATAAGGAAGTCTACTAACAAAAGCCACTAATTGTTTAAAGCCAGCAACACCAGCGGGGATTGCGCCACCAAAAGCGCCTCCAATAGCAGCGCTGATAAGTTTATCCGCAGCGCCTTCATCGCCTTCCCTCTCAGTAGGTATCATTAAACCTTGACCAACACCAGTCGTAGCTCCCGTGACCGTTCTACCTAGTAGGTTAGCCCCTTGAGCCGCCATACCAGCTTTGTTGACTGGGCTTAAAATAGCACCACCAAATTGGATAGGGTCAAAGCCTGTACTACCAAGCATTGCCCTTGCATCATTAGTGGCCTTATTGTAAGCCTGTACATTTTGAGTAGCACCTTTTTTAACAGTATCTCCAAAAAGACCTGTGTTAGCAAAAAGTTGGTTTAATCCCAGTGCGGGGTCAACAACAGCGCCTTTAAGAAAACGAGCAATAGGACTACCTGTTCCAAGCGTTGCATCAAATGTAGACGGTGACTGTTGTTCCCCTGTAGCCTCTTGTGGCTGTTGGGCCTTAACTGGTGTCTCCTTCTTCATTAAGTGGGTAACTATATCTGAAGAACTTGCTCCCTTTTCAGTAGCTCCTTGAATGTTAAAGCCGTGTTTCTTAGCAAGGTGGGCAGCAATTGCTTCATCACTTGCTCCTGCTTCCTTTGCTTTTTGTATATCAAAAGCCATATTACTACCCCTTATGGTGTGTCAAACGGAGTTAAATCTATTTCGGTTTTATAATTCCCGCCGTTCTTGTTAATCATCTCTATGTTTTTAGTTTTGATTGTTTGCTGCCATGTTTGTATCTCAGTAAGAGCTTGCTTAACACCTTTATTAGAATACGTTTCTAAGTTAGTGATAATAGAGTCAAAGGCACGTTTAGCATCCCCATCTGTTTGGACACCTGCCGCTGCTTGTAAAATTAAGTTAGCTTGCTTTACAAACTCACGTTGTATCTTAGCTGCTTTTAGTGTCTTCTCATCTGCATTACCTGTCTCAGCTTTAATGTATGATGCAAGGCGACCAGACCTGCTAAAATCTACTTTGTCATCTTCTATATCTTTAATATACTCTTTTAATGTTACATCACTAGAGTCAATTAAAGAAATGTTACCATAGAATTCGGCTGTAGCTGCACTTACTTTTTGATCTAACTTTAGCTGTACTTCTTCTCGTTTCTGGGCTAAGGCTTCTTCTGCTGCTCGTTGCGAGTCAAGACGGGCCACGTTATCCAGAATAACTTTAGGTGACCCATACTTATTAACAACTTTAGTTATTTCTGCATCAGTTGGATTATCTAATTTAGAAAGTTCATCTCTAAATGAAGCGTCTTTAACCACAACATTTACTTGGTTTTGTAACAATGCTAAGTTAGCAGGAGCACGAGATTGCTGCTCTGCTAGATTAGACTGAGCAGTGGCAATCCTTGTTTGAAGTTCTTTAACTTTGAGAGGTGCTAAATCTGTTCTTTCTAATAATGCTTGCTTATCCAAACTAAGCTGCATTTGCTTTTGATTAATTTCATACGGCAACAACGTCTTTGATCTACCTGTCTCAAAGATTGTTGAAGCAGTTTTTGCATTTAAGTCAGTTATTGAAGCAGTTTTATAATCAACAGCTAACTTAACCAAATTAATATTAGCATCTTGAGTTTTTTCAGCAACGTTAGCCCCTACTGTAGCTGTTCTAGCAGCAGCTTCGTTTGCCGCAATGTTAGACGATAACGTGCCTTCAGCTAATTGAGTTTCAGCCAATGTTAAGCGGTTAGTCAGGGCTTGTTGACTTAAAGTGTTAGCCTTATTCGCAGTTAACTCAGCTTCTTTAGTTAAACCTGCTTCTGAAAACCTCTTAGAAGCCCCCATAAGCCCTTCTGCGCTAGTTAAATCAACACCCTGCATTATGCCTTGCACTTGTTGTTGACGAGCCTCTTCTGGCAATTGCAGCCCTAACATGCCAGCACCAGTAGCACCAATGTTAGCACCAGCGTTACTCATCTGCGACACCAGTTGACTTAACAACGGCTGCTGACCCATTTGAGCGCCCGACACCAATAGTGGCTGTAAACGTGCAGCCCTCATATTCTCTGGAGATTGATAATCAAATAAGCCAGCCATTAGTTAACTCCTTCTATATTATATTTCATCGTTTCTGCATCCCCAACCCATAAGGGCTGTTAGCTTGTGTAGCTTGTGTAGGTGCTGGTTGGTAAGGCTTAAATGCGTTACCTGCATTAGCAAACATACCTGCCATACCTAAGCCACCAGCCAAGTTAGCATTAGCAGCACCTTGACCACCGGCTAACAATGCTTGACCTTGATTAGCACCAGAGACAGCTTGACGACTTCCAATGTCAGCACCCATACTAAGTGGTGTCATAGCCAGTTGTTCTAAGCCTGTGGCTGTCTGTAACATACCCTGACCACGGCTGATGTTGCGGTCGATGTCAGCTTGTGCCATCTGCATAGATTGACCAGCTAAGTTCTGATCTGCCATGTTACGGGCTACTTGCTGTGAATATTGACCGGGGTTTAAGTAGCCACCACCCATACCTGCTGGGCCGCCTGCACCCATTGCCTGTGATGATAACCCAAGACCAATACGGCCCTGTTGCATCTGTTGGTTACGTAAGGCAATATCTTCTGCTTCACGCCCACCAGCCATTAAGCCTTGTTGTTGGTTATAGTAGTTCTGAGCGGCTGCATTGGGGTCAGTGGTAACCTGCCCTAAGAAGTCTGCTGAACCGCCATACATCTGGTCACGGAAAGCCTGAAGTACAGGGTCAATCTCATAACCTGCTTGATTCTTATTCGTATCAAAGTAGCCAGTGCCAAACCCTGATGTTATAGAATAAGGTTTAAACTCTGCCGCCGCCGCTGCTTGCCTACCAGCCGCTGCACTAGCTGCCGCTGCGTCTTGACCTGCGCCTCTTGCTTGACTTGCTCCATACACATTACCCGCCAATGAAGCCCAGTCTGAGGCATCAGTGTTGTCCAATGCCTTTTTACCATAATCTATTAAATTATCAAACCAACCAGCCATAATATTTCCTTAGTAAGTGCCACCATTGATAGACGCGCCATCAATAGTAGGTATAGTAGCCGTACCAGTAAAGGTAGGTGAAGCTAGGTTAGCTTTGGTAGCCGACACGGTTTGCAGTGATGTAAACTCAGCATCAATCTCTGCACCTTTAACAATCTTTCCTGCATTACCTGTAGGGAGTGAATCCTTAGCAGCGTAGTCAGTGAGTTTTGTATAGTTACTCATTTAGTTAATCCTTCCTGTTTTAACAAATATATCTATTCTTTGCACACTTAGTTCCTTACCGTCAACATCGGCTTCAAAGCCTATCTGAATAACTTCTCCACTGCCTTGTGCTGGTGCGCTTATCTTGTCAATTAACACTCCGGCAACATACTCAGCAATGTTATACTCAGCAATTCCGTATTCAAATATCTCACCTGCGTTTATAACAAAAGGGTAAGAGAACGAACTACCAAAGTAATCGTAACCTGATTTGATAACAAAAGATTGACCGTTGCCACCAATAGCAATTACATTAATACGCTTTAGTATCTTCTTAACTGTTACATCCCCCATATCAATAAAGTTGGAGAAGAATTTCATACGGTAGCTTGCGCCGTTGTCAGAGTAACCAGCATACACGCCGATACCGTTAGCCTTACCTAAGAACACATCACGGTCTCTGGTGCGTAAGAAGGCTGCAATCTTACTACCTTGCCAGTTTGTAACTCTTGATGAACCATCCTCCAGTGGAGACCGCATATCTAAACAGTAGATAGTCAGTGCAGATGGGAACGAGATGAGGTAGAAGGCGTTGTCCTCAGAATAGACACTACGTACCTTATCTAAGTTGCCAGCACTAGCAATCTCAGCGTTCATAATATCTAAGAAGTCATCCCTTACATTACGTGTCAAGTCACGCATTGGTAAAGACTTCTCTTGAATCAAGCGACCTAGACTGCGGATACCAGTGTCAGACAAGAACAACAAGTCTCCGCCAGTACCCTGTAAACTATCACGAGCCACACAGCCAACACCAGTTATAATGTCTGCTAAAACAAAGTTACCTAAAGGGTTGTCTGCGCCACTGTAAATGACAATGTTACGTTCGCAGAATATAATTAAAAAGTTGTTATGAACAGCCAACGCCGTGATAACATCCACATTCTTAGGCAGTACAGATGCAATGTTCAATGTACCGCTAGACCCACCAGCAAAGGCAGGGAAAGTGCTGTCGGCTATATCTGTTGACCAATACACTGTAGAGCCATCATGCACCCAGAAGCGTCCAAAGGCGGCTATTGCATCTCTAGGGTAACTAGTACCAAAGCTGGGAGTGTAAGGGCCACCGTGAGCCGTATGAGCGCTCTCTAGGTGTAATACAGGTGAGCCACTCTCTCTAGTAAAGATTAAGGGTGCTTGACTTTTCTGAACCAACAATGTGTGGTCAAAGATAGTAGCACTCTTCCAGTTGTTAGCCGATATAGTGTAACTACCCGGAGTTATGTCTGTTAGTGTTTTATCCGTCTCTTGTAACAATATCTTGTTGTTGCCGGATACTAAGATGTCCGTAGTGTTGTCAGCGTTAACATGCTCAAAGATACCCTCGACATACGTGCCGCCTAAAACAGATGAACCTGTCACGGTTTGCATTGTCCAGCCTTTACGAGCACCTAATCTACCGTATTTGTCGATGGTGCAGTTATCAGCTACGAGGGCATAGTTGGCAGAAACGGTAACACTACTCTCTTGTGTATTCAGCCCGAAAAAGCCGGGAGCTACAATGGAGATAGGTGTTAGTTGTTTCATACAGGATACCAGATAGAATCTTCGGGATGTCGGGCAGCGTCCAGAGCAATCTCGTCAGCCATAGCGCTTTGAGCCATCTGATATGCATTAATACTTTGTTGCCCACCGTCTTCACCACGTTCTTCAATCGCCATTGCGACTGCTAACAATATGATGGGGCGAGTTGGAATAACTACCTTGTCTGTATCCGCTGAAAGCTCAGGGTTACGCTTAGTTACGTTAAAGCGAATCGTGTATACTTTGTCTGGAATAGGGAAGATGTCAACCTGTGAGTCACCGTTAGCATCCACACCGTTGTAGTTGTAATAGGTTGGTGCGCCTTTGGCTGGAGCATCTGGCAGAAACTGTTGATTAAACCAATGTGAGGTCTGGTAGCGCATCTCTAATTTAGATGTGTCGTTCCAAACATCAAGCGTCTTAAAACTATTCTCTGCGCCTACCAATACATAGTTAAACGTGTTAGCCGCTGTGGTTAGAGTTAAAGTGTCACGCAGGGCGCTCCAATCGTATGAAGTCTCTATTTGTGATTTAGCCTCATTAACATAGTCACCTATGAGACGGGTGTAGGAGTTAATGTTACCAGTCCCTTGAACTGTAGTAGCCTCTCCTTCCCGTAAGCGCCGTAGCACCTTATTTACAATATCTAAATAGGTCATTGTTTGTTTCCTTTGTTGCTATTATACCACAACTTTGTTAATTTGTCAAGCATTATTCACCGCCAAAAGCGGCTGTAGGGGCTTCTCTATACAGATCAAATGAAGCCATAACATTCATTAACGAGGCAGCTTCTGTTAACACTTGTATGGAGTCACCGCTTTGCATAACCATACTGTCGCTAAACTGTACATAGTCGTTAGCGTTAAGTACATACTCAGTTATAATATAAATCTTGTGGTCTATGTCGTGAGCGTGTTGCCAGTATATGGAGACAGTTTTGTTATTCCCTTGGCGGTTACTAGCAAATAAGGTACTTACTTTAGCTTTATAACCTGCGGGGACTTTAAACAACTCTGTTAGCGTAGCGGGTTGGATTATCTTACCTATTGTATGGAACATTAGTAAACACCTCCCATTTCGCCTAGACTCATACCGCCGGCACTAACACCCCCGTTAGGGCCGCTACTATCACCCATTGGCCCTATTGGTGTGCCCATAGGAGGCGCGGACATATCGACTGGAGACGTAACTGCACCCATTGGTGTTGATGTTGTTTCTCCCATTTGAGGTGTACCGCTACTATCACTGTGTGGGTCTAGTGCTGGATTAGTAAGCTGTTCAAAAAAGCTATGTGGGTTGTTAATAAAACTACTGGGGTCTTGGTAAGCAGCATAAGCAGACAAGGCCATTGATATTGGAGTAGGTACAGCATTTGTTAGTGCGTCAAAAACACTAAGCACATTATTTATTTGGTCTATATCAACAAAGGCATTAGGGTCTGTAGGAGTAGTTCCTATAGGGCTATCACCGCCACCATCGCCACCGCCACCACCAAGCATACCCGATGCAGTGGGAAGACCTAACAATTTGTATAATGTTTTCTCATCTTCCACCCTTTTAGCAATACCAGCATCTATAGAATCTGGACGCTTAAAGCGGTTGTTATAGTAATCACTAGTTAACGCTTGGGTGTAGAAATTATCGGTAGGAGCTGAAGCCCCTGTAAGCATGTTGCCTTTGGGGTTTGGATTGCCTAACAACTCTTGAATATAGTCATCAAAGGGTGAGTTCATATGTTATCCAGTTATTTCTTTGGTGGTTTCTTGTTTCTTGTCTTACGCATGTTCCGCACTGGTAGTTCTCTTAACATTAGAATTGTCCTTTAGTGTAAATAGCCCATAGGAGACCACCAATAGCGAATAGGCCGGTGGACACAAGTATAATAACCAACACGGTATTAACAACATTGGCTATCCTTTCTTTTGTCTTTAATCGTTTTCGTAATTCAGCAGCGGCAACTTCATCTCTTTTCCTACGAGCTTCCACTTGAAACTGTAACCAATCATCCCAAAGACCTGCTCTACCTTGATATATAAACATCTCTTGAATAGCAGCCTCATGTTGCTTGATTTGTTCAAGAGCAAAGAAAGCCTCAGAGTCTGATCCCGACTGGTTAGCCTTCTTTGACAACTCCGACTTAGAGTCAAAGAACTTAAAGATATGTGAACCCGCTGCCATTATATCGCCGCCGTTGGCTATTGTTTCTTTAATAACACCAAAGGCAGCGTTGGCTATAGCGAGTTCAGCAATCATTTAATAATCCAATTCATAACTAATGTTAACGCACCACCTAAGACGGCAGCTATAGTCATCCCCATCCAGAAGCCACCTTTAGACTGATTAGCTAAGGCCAACAATTCTTTTAGGTCAGATTCCATACTCTCAACTTTACAAGTTAGGTTATCTACTTGGGCAATAAGTTTTCCATATTCAATTGGGTCTATAGAGTTCATACATTAGCAGGCTCTGGTGTATTACCCTCTACCAGCCACTCAAGGTAGTCCTGTGTCATTTTGGGTACTCCGCTTTCACTGCTAAACAAGCATCAACATACGCTTGAACTTGTACAGCATCACCCTTCACCACACCGTCTAAGTAGTCGGTAACGGGTGGGTAAGCAACGGCTCGTAACTCTTGGTAGGTTGGCGCTACAACTGGTACAGCAACAACCTCGACTGCTGCCATGCCCTTTGTCCACTCAGGCAATTCACTTACACCATCCCATTCAAATTGGTAGTAGCCATCATTATTATCTTTAAATGCAATCATTATGCAACCCTCGCTATCGTGAAAAGACTAGCCCTACCGCCGGTGGCTGCTCCACCGTCAGTGTGTGCTCTAACAACCCCTGTTGCCGCTATATATACGGTAACGGAGCAGACAGTAAGATAACCATTTACCGCAGAAGTAGCAGCAGCAATTTTGTCAGCTAGAGTAATACTGTATATGCTGGTAGTAAGTTGAGTTGAGTTTAAGGATACACCAAAATCTCCTGCTGCGTTTGGTGCTTCAGCAAAATGTATTGAATATACCCCATTTGTGTTTATGGTAAATGACCCACCAAGTGTTGCACTATCAGCATAAGTAATATCAACACCTTGATTTTCTAAAACATTAGTAAATCTACGAATTTTGGTGTTAGTTGAGCCGTAACCATTTGCAGTGTTCAGGCGTACATAGCTTAGGCTTTGTGCTAAAGCAATTGTCCCAGTCTCGTCAGGCATTGTTAATGTTCTATTTGTATTAGTCGCAGGAGGAATAACAGTAATGATGCCCGTTCCAGATTGCGACAGCATCTCTAGCTGACTGACTCCAAGTATTCCATTAGCCATTATTCGCCTCCTTTAGGGAATTCTTGTTTCACTGCTGTAATTGTCAACTTCCAAGCATCAACGCCACCGTGGTAGATTAAATCTAGCTGGTCGGGAATGGATGGGTAGGCTGCGGCTCGTTGGGTCTTGTATGCGTTAGCGGCAACCAAGGCTTCAGCGGCAGCAAGGTCATAAGACACTACTTGCTCATTGGCATCGTAAGCAACACCACCACGCATTGTTACGATAGCTGGGTTTAATTTGTAAATTGCTTCAATTAAGTTCATGCTGCAATCTCCATAAGTGTTAGTGTGCAAATTGCTGCGTCAACTTCAAATGTTGATGTGCCGCTGCTAGTTCTTAAATACAATGTATAAGCTGTTGCTGATGTTGTCGCTGGGGCATCATATGCGCTTATTGAAATTGGAAAGTCAGTAGAGCCTCCGGCGCTATAAACCTGATATAACCCACGGGTAGCATTTCCAATGTTTGTAGCATCTCTATAAATAGTTAAGTACGCCTGATTAGTTGTGCTAGTCCTTAATACACCACCAGCAACAATTATAAAAATCTTGCTTGTTGCACTTGTTGGGGTTATTGAGGCACTAAATGAAGTAGTAACAAAAGAAGTGCTTGTTGTTGGCACGCTGGTGGTGGTATTAGCACTCACCACCTGCAACACATTACCAGCACGACTAAGCGTATCAATCGTCCCAGCCTCGTCAGGCAAAGTCAATGTCCTATTTGTACTGGTGGCTGGCGCTTCAAGGGTGAATGTTCCACTCCCTGTAGCCGCACCCTTAATTGCTATATTACTCATTTGGTCTCCTTCGGATATTTGTCTTTGACTGCTTGAATAACCGCTGCCATTTCAGCAGGGAAAACACCAGCATGGAACAATGCGTCTAATTGGTCGCCAATGCTTGGATACTCTGGGACACGTTGTTCTTGATAAGTGGGTATAACAGGTTTAGGCAGCGCAGCAATCTCGGCTGCTGTTAGGTCAATTGTTGTTTGTACACCGGTTTGTACATTAATTTCAATTCTTTGCATTGGGTGTCCTTATTCGTACATGATGTTAATAGAGCCAGCATCAAACGTATCTGTGCCGTTGACGGTAGTAATGCGAACTCGGTCTAATGTGCCGCTTAAAGTAACAGCTCCGGCAGTAGGCATAGTCCCAATTGCAGTATCTATTGCCGAAACACCAGAAGCAACCCATACATTTGATCCAAGCGTTGTAATTGTCAACCCACCACTGATGACCGTAGCTGCACCCAAGTTGCTATACACACCAAACCCAGTAGTAAGGTTTGTAGTGGCAACCCCTGTTGTAACTACTGATGCAGAACCCGTGTATCCAGATGTTGTAGGGCTACCTGCGCCTATTTGAACCAAGTAATGGCTACTTCCATTAGTAGATACACCACGAAACATCACAGTAATCTTCTTAACCCAACTAGGTATTCCAGTAAAGTCAATTGCTGTTCCAGATGTAGAAGCAACCGCAGTACCGGATGTTAACGGGTATAGGACTGCACCATTTGTTTCTATGTAATCAGTTGACGTTAAGTCGGGGGTTGTAATCCCTGTCGTTCCATTTAATATAATACTCATGTTCTTTCCTTAAAGTATAACTAAGCGAGAGCCAGTAGGAACGGTAACAGTGATGCCAGTGTTAATTGTCAGCGGCCCTGTTGTCATCGCATTCTTACCAGTGGTGAGGGTATAGTTGGCAGTTACGGTTGGTGTGTTCTCGTAAAATACATCGTCAACACCCGTACCAGTTGCACCGCCACCCACTTGAACCACAACACCCCCTGCGGTCTTTGTGTATAACTTACGGTCAGCAGTGTTGATTGCTAACTCAGCCGCCGTTAGGTCGCCAGTACCGGGAACAGCAGAGGCTGTTGAACTGTTTTTGAGAATAATTGTATTTGCCATTAATAAGTTCCTCCGTCAATGGTCGATGTGTTAATAAGTCCGTTAGTCACTGCAATAGGCCAAGTGCCGGTAGCGTTTGCCCCACCTACATCTGCCTTAGTTGTTAAGTCCAGCACTGCCCATGAAGCAACAGTGCCATTAGTTGTCAGATACTCACCGCTATTTCCAGTTTGGTCAGGTAGAGCATCCACTGCCGCCCATGAAGTAACAGTACCATTAGTTGTCAGAAACTCGCCACTGTTGCCTGTCTGAGCCGGTACAGCCACAAGAATAGCAGCCGATAAGTCAGCAGGTTGTGTAGCTGAGTCTGCCGTAGAGCCTTGAGCCGCCGTAGCGAAATAACCTACATCTTGAGCCGCTGCTGTGCCCACATCTGCCGCTTGGAGGGCTGAGTCTGCCAGTGTACCTTGAGCCGCTGTAGCATAGGCTGTAGCTGCTGTAGTAGCCGCTGTACCCAGTCCTAAGTTAGTACGGGCAGTTGCTGCATTGTCTAGGTCACTAAGGTTATTAACATTTATTAGAGCGCCTGACAAAGAAGCATATGCATCAAGCCAAGCAGAGCCACTCCACACCTTCATTAACTCATCTACAGTGTCAAAGTATAAAGCACCAGTAATTAACGCATCACCGTCATTGTCCGTTGTAGGTGCTGTACCTTTAGCGCCTAAGTAACGGTCATCAAAGGAGTCGTAAGAGGCTGCGGATTCAGTGGCGCTATTAGCGGAAGCCGTGGCGCTGTTGCCTGAAGTTGTGGCACTGTTAGCTGATGCAGTGGCGCTGTTAGCTGATGCAGTTGCTCTGATGTTAGAGGTACTTGCACTGGTGGCTGAGTTTGAGGCGCTTAGAGCCGCTCCTGTGGCTGCATTGACTGCAATTACTGCTTGGGCGGTGACAGCAGTTACAGTTGCATCTGTGTTACTATCTCCTGCGCCGCCTATGCCTCTGTATATTGCCATATCATTCCTTTGTTGGTTTCTTAACTACAGGTGTCTTTTCTTTAGGTTTTATTACTTCTACAAAGTCAGGGTGTTCTCTCATCTGCTTAATATCATAATCTAAAGTAAAGGTAACAATAGAACCACCTTGTTTACATACAAATTCAACCATATATTCTCCTTGTTTGTAGAATTCACTCTTGTAAATAAACTCTACAAACATGAAAGGGGACTCCCTAAAGAGTCCCCAGTCTAGCTATTAACCAAGCATTGCGAAAGCAACACCAGCGTCATCACGCAACTCTTTAACACCGTACAACGTGTCAGCAGTGTACAATGTAGCCAAGTAGTCTTGCTTGTACTGAGTTTGTGAGCGAACGCCCATCTGCTCTGCAAAAACAAACGCTTCTTTGTGGAACATCAAACCAATGCGGTCAGTTGCAGTAGAAGGAGTAGCAGCGTTGGTAGACACGTAAACCATCATGCCATATACATCGCCAATGCGACCGTTATGGATAGTGTTACCTGAACCAATATCACCAACAAAAGACTGCTCAGTGAAACGGGCAATACCCATCATCACGTTACGGCCTACAGGTGGCAACACAATTGAGCGACCGTCCATTGGCACATCAGCATCGTCCAAAGTCTGAATCATCTTGCGAATACCAGCGTCAGTCAATGCAGTACCAGCAGTAGTACCAGCAACGTAAGGAGTAGTGCCATCACCAGCTAACACTGCTTTGTTGTAAGCAGTAGTGCCTGAACCACCTTGTAGGCCAGAGCCTAATTCGATGATAGAGGTGTCAACTTGCTTACCTAAAGCGTAGCCAGCGTCAGAAGTGTAGAAACGGCGCATAGATGACAAGGCTTGAACTTCAGCAATGTCTTCAATGAAGCGTGAGTATTCAAAGTGTTGGTTAACAATAACTTGAACTTCAGTCTCAGTAGCAGCAATCAAAGTAACAGCGGTAGAAGCAGCTTTAGCAGAAGCAGCACCACGAGTTGGCTTTGGAATGTGCAATGTGTCGCCCTTTTTGCCCTTGAAGGACATCTTGGAGACAAGGTTAGCCATAACTAGGTTTTGCTTGTAAGCGGCAATAACTTCGTCAGACCAGATTTCAGGGATAAATACAGCACCAGTTGCTTTGGTGACTTGGGGGGTAGGATAGGCCATTTTAATTTCCTTTTAGTTTAAAAATTTTACTTTACCCGACCCTCAGCATATGCAGCCATAATTTCAGGTTGTAATGCTTGATAGCGGTCAGGATTTCTTTGCATGAGATCAATGATGTCAGCGCGGCGGTATGTTTTCTTGAGACTCTCGCCAGAACCTGTTGAACTACCTGTTGAGGCAGCTCGTATTGCATTTGATCGTGTAGCCTTTTCTGCCTTCACTGTGTTATTAACAACTTGTGTTCTTTCTTTCCAAGTTGACAGTAACTCATGTGCAGCATCAAAGTCATACCGTTGATCTGCTCGTTGAAACAATTCCTTACGCACATTGCTCTTTGTAATCCACTCTCCAAACCCAGCGTCTTGTAACACTTCTTGGAAATCAGGGTGAGATTGCTTGAGGTTAGCTAGGGCTTCCGCCTTTGCCATCTGCGCTGTATATTGTTCAGCTTGCTTAATCTTCGGATGTTTATCGATAGCCCGTGCAATGGCTTTATCTGGGTCTGAGAAGAAATCTAGTTCCTCTTCGACATCGGGGGCTTTGTTGACGGTTTGAGCTTTGACAAAATCATCAACCACACGGCGTAATTCACCGACTTCACTACCCTGCTTGCCCATAGCTCTCTCAGCTTCTTGGTGCATACGAACAATGTCTTTTACGCTCTTGTTCCTATACTTTTCAGGTATGTCGTCTTCTTCAGGGGGTTGAGAAGTTTCCTCTTCAGGGGTCTCTACCTCTTGTTCCTCATCAATTGAGCTGAATTCGTCTGGTTGAAGGTCATCACCCTCGTCTAAAAATGTTGCCATGTTTTCTCCGTACATAGAATGTATTGTGGAAATTAAAATAGCCCTTATACCTATTCGGTGGGGCTGTACTTCTTCTCTGCTTTAATCTTTTCGTTTCGCTTCCGTTCCCATTGCGCATGTGCGCCGGGAAAATCTCCGGTCACGCCCTCAAGTTTGACCATAGGAGTGCTAACTATGCGATTAGCAGGTTGACCACATACCTTACAATTGGTTATCCGGAGTTCGGAGTCAATATATGCATCGGTAAGGTGGTCGCTTGGGCAGATAAACTCGTATATACGTTTAGGCATCAGAGTCCTCCGTAAAATCCTCATAGCTGTTTTTAATTGAGGTTTCGTACTGTAGGATTCGTGTTACCGCTTCGAGTTGACCGCGCCTATGCCAGAATTGTTTCTCATCTGCGATTGTTGTAATATCCTGAAGCATTTCCTGATTGTCGGTAATATCTTCTACATATTGTTTCCAGCCAGCAGTGGTAAACAGTTCTAACAAATTCTCGTAATAATCTTGTAAATCTTTGTCTTCTTGGTTCATCTCTTTTTCCTTTCGTTGTTAGGAGAGATGTTGCTATTATACCACACTTCTGCAATTTTGTCAAGTGTTTTCTTGCAAAAGGTGGGGGTTTTCGACACACTACCCCCGGAGTGCTAACGGCCCTAGGGCTGTCTAATTACATGTCATCATTAGCCATCATGCTACCGTCAGGCATTCTGTGCATTCCGGGCTTTGCTTTGTTTTGCATCTGCATTGTGGCAATTCGCTCATTGCTGTCGATGTCTTCTTTCTTTAACAACAACTCAGCCATCCTGAAGCGTTGTTCCATTGCTTTCTCATCGCCGCCGCCTGTATCTAAGTTATTAGACAAAGCCGCTACCAATTTAGCCTGAGCAATCTGTGGTGCAATCTGCGTATCCACTTGCGTTTCTTGAGCTTCTGCATTAGTCTTAGCGATTTGAGCCTGTAGCAATTGCAATTGAGCTTGTACCGTTGCCATCTGCATCTGCTGTTGAGCTTGTTGCATCTGTTGCTGTTCAGGTTGTGGTTGGTTTATCTGCTTCAACTGTTCCATCAACTCTTCACGGTTTGTTAGGCCCATGTTATCAATAACGCTAGATACCAGCATTGGGTACATAGGGCTGTCTTGACCTAATGTCTGCAACAACTGAACAAGTTGGGTTACTTCGTATTCACGGGCGATAACACCAAGTGAGGATGAAGGCACAAACTTGTAATCAGACACAGGATAGTTATCTGGGTCAAACTGCATGTAACGCCACGCTGTCTTCTCAATCATTGGTATCAGGAAGCTCTCTTGGAAGTTAACCAAGGTACGCTTGTGCCGTTTAATGATTGCACCTAGAGACATGGACACCGCACCGGCAGCAGCCTCACCATTAATAGAGCCGGGGATACCAGCAGCGTCAATAGCGCCTGTAGCCATCTGCACCATCTTCTGCAACTCAGCAGCTTGGGCAAAGGAGACTTGATCTAGGTTACCAAACTTAAATGGTTGTAGGATTTCAGATGGGTTACCGTTAGTCAGGATGGTCTTGCCGGGACGAATCTCCAACTTAGCACCACGAGGCATACGAGTAGCGTCCATAGCCATCATAGGATGGACTGTGAGCGCCAAAGCATCGATACGGGCACGTAGCTCTGCATCTAGTGCTTTCTGGCTGTTGTAGCCCTTCTCACAGACTCCACGACCCCAGAACCTGCCGGGTACAACGTCCCAAGGGAAAGCCACAACAGGACGGTCTTGCATCATGTAGGGGTTTTCTTCGATCTTGAGCAGTTGGCCTTCGTTAGCAATAACAATGATTACTTCAACGTAGCCCTTTTCTTCTTCTTCGTCCTCATCGGTCTCTGGGTCAATCTCGCTATCTAGGTCGTCTTCGTCGTCTTCGTCCTTTGAGAACTCTTTTAACGTAGCTGTGTAGATGTGACGGGGGATTAGGCCATAATACTTGGTTAGACGCACCTTGTCGTCATCGTAGGTGCTTAACTCTTTGTCGGGTTCAATATCTGTGTCGGTGTCAGCGTCTTCTAGCTCAACATCCTTGTAGATACCGGAATCGATACCCATTTGAACCTGATGACGAGGCACAAACTCATCAATAATGATACCTAAAGCATCTTCAATGGTGGAGGCTACTGGGTCAATCAAGAAGTTCTGCGGTTGAACAGGGCGCAGCTTAACTACAACACGAGATTCAACGGTAACTCCGACTGCTTGCATTGCACCTTCCATAATAGGCTGCGTTGCTGGCTTCATCTCGTTGACTTCTTCAATAACCAACTCAGCCATACCCGTTCCATACACGGCAGCATTGATTAAAACCTCACCAACGGCCTTGCGGGTCTTAGTAAAGCCAAAGTCTTCTGATAGTTGCTCACGTAGGTAGGCAATGTCTTTGTTATCGGGGTCGTTGCGGTCATCTTTAATGTCAAACCACTTACCACGCCCAAAGGTTGCCTCTTCAATCTCTGCTACTGAACTCTCAACGGCTTGTTGGAGGGCAGGAGAGATCAATTGCGACCGCTCACTCTCACGAATCTTGTCTTCAGCAGCCCAAATGCCACGCCACAGACGGTAGTATTCATCAAACTTCTGTTCGTAGTTACTAGAGTAGTGGTCGCGCCATTGGTCGGCCTTATCAATGACCCAACTTTCGGCTGTTTGCTTTATATACTGCTTATCTTTTTTATACATGTTGTTCCTTACTTGATTTTATTAGCTAAAGGATTAAAAGTTTCCAATGCAGTGCCTTTTTTGTAACCACCCTCGGCATATTTAAGAGCATCGTTTTTAGAAGGCATTGGTAAATAGTTTCCAGTTCTCATGTTGTAATCCATTGCTTGCCCATTATCCTCAAACTGGTATAATTCTCCAGTAGGTAGCCTGACAATAGTAGGGAACACCATCCAATTACCATTTTCATCAACTTCTGCCGCCATACGATGCGTAGATACCGACTTATCTTCGTTTGTCACATAAGGATATTTACTTGGGTTGTTAATCCTATCTAAGAACTCTGGTTGGTTTTTAGTAGCCATATTAATATCCTGCCGTAGCGTCCATAGGTTCGTAGTCATCTTCCTCAAAATCAAACACATAAGCTACTTTAGCTAGTTGTTCAATGTATGAGAGTGCGTCAATTAAATCGTCATGTACTAACTTGTTGGGGAATTGAAATAGTTGGTCTAAGAACTCAGCATTCCAGTCGCCTTTGTTCAACGTAACATAGCCATTCTCAAAACGACCTTGCAACGACCAAACAATACGATCAGTCTTCTTCTTGTTACCGTGAGTTAATTCATCAACCCTAAAGAATGTTTGAGTCCGTTTCATAACGTCTGACAGATAAGGCATCACCGCTTGTTTAGCAATACCTCTTTCAATCCCGACTGCCACCGGCTCATACTTCTTAACAGCATCGAATATCTTCTTGGCTGTCTCTCGTACATCCCAGCGTCCGTATATGATGTTCTCTACATACCAGCCGTCTTCGTTTGCTTTAACAATGGCAATGGCTGTGTTGTCCAGCCTCTTGTTCTTAACACCCTTACTGCCTTCTTCTTCAAAGCCAGCTAAGTCACAGGCAATGTAATACTCGCCCTCTTTTGGTGCTTTCTTGTCGAACTTAATCCACTTCTCGTTAAACAACTCACCACCCGCAGCCTCAAAGGAAGCTAAGAATTCTTGACGGAATGCAAAAGATGACATACTGGTTTTAGCAGCATTAATCTCTTCAGGGTCAAGTAGGGGGTTATCAAAGGAGGTAAAGTGAAAGCCAGCAAAGGTTGGGTCATCACCTGACATCCCATGCTGATACAAGTCATAGAAATGATTGCGTCCCATCGGTGTACCAATAAACAAGGCATCACCCTTCAAGTCAGCCAGTGCAGGTCGTAGGATTTGCTCCCACACCTCTGGCTTCATGTCGGCATACTCGTCCATAACCAAAAACTTCAAGGACACACCTCGCATAGTCTCTGGTCGGTCAGCACCCTTCAGGCTTATCATAGAGCCGTTAATCAATTTGAACTGGAGGTTATTAACGTGGCTGCTTGTAATAACACTATGCCCCACCTCTAGGATGGTCTGCCACATAATGTCTCTAGCTTGTCCCTGTGTGGGCGCAACGTAGAACACTTGTCCCTTTTGGCTTTGCAATGCCCTCACTATTAGGAGGTATGCTGCCAACCTACTTTTTCCTGTACGGCGACCGGCTGCAACCACTTTAAATCGTGTGGTATCATTCCAGACTGTCTGTTGCCAAGGGAGGAGGTCGATGTTTAACTCTGCCATTACCACTTACCTTCAGTGTAGATGGTCTTCTTGCCATCCTTCAGGGCATTTAACTTTTGTTTATCATTGCTACCTTGTTTGTAAGAGCAATGAATCCAGCCGCTGTGCATATCGCCTGAGTGGTAGAATTCTAAGATGAGTTGCTTAAAGTCTAGGTTATGTGCAATCCACTGAGCCATTACCTTATTGTCTTGAGACTGCACTTCAAAGTCGGCAGCACAACCAAGGCAATGGTCGCTTGTAGTAGACCCGCCAATGGCTTTGTTTAGCTCAGGGCTGCGGTAGCCACTGGAGATGGTAATAGGGCCAAAGCGGTCACGTAGGGGCTGCAACACAAAGGTCACTAGCTCCTGTAGGTTATCGGTTGCTTCTTTGTCAGGGGTGTTGTCAATCCCTAGTCGGTCTGCTGTAGGTGAAGAGGTGAATTCACTCAAACTAAAATTATTACTGAGTTTCATTTAAAACCCTTTCTTTGCTAACACTTTTTCTAATAGGCCACGTAGACCATATATAACAACAACCATGCCAATAATTGTATACTGATACCATTGCGGCATCTGAGCCATAACACCAAACCCAGCCAATGCATATAACTCAAAGCCGGGAATGAAAGCCATTATCATTGGGGCTAGGAAGACGGCAAGAATAACCTCATCCTTCCAACTCTTAGACATGTTTTCCATAGCTAGGCGGTCGAGATCGTAGTTCTGATCTTGTGCGCTGGCCTGTCTGTCGGCTTGTGCCTTGATGGTGGTAATCTCGGCATCTGTCTTAGCCTGTGCCACCTTCTGTTTGTTATCTAGCCAGTTACCGCCTATCTGGACAAGCGTAGTTAATAAAGGTATCATATGGTAGGCTCGAATCCAGTTTTGTTTAAGTCCACAGGTTGTTGAGATAACTCCCTTGTCCTGCGGTTGGTTTCGTTCTGGTCTTGGAGTGCAAACCCGTAGGCTTCATCCATTCTACGTTCCGTGTGTGGTTTGCTTGGCATGAACCACTTGTCAATAAGAGCTTGGGTTATTTCTTTGTAGTCGCCTGTTTCAAATAACTTACGGAGGTCGGCGGCATTGCCATAACCTACTTCTTCTCTGCTGTCCCCATAGATTGAATCCATGAAGTAGTTAATCTGGTTTTGTGCGCTGTCTTCATGGGCGTTGGTCTTTAGATATTTCTGGTAGTTATTATACTTACCTTTAGGGTCTAGCTGTAATAAGCCATAAGCCGGAGCAGGTACATGACGCTGGTATTGTTGGTGGTCAAAGGTGTTATCGGTTTCGACTGCTATGTTAGCCAAGAGAGCTATCTGAGCCGCCTTGGGTAAGCCTGTGTCTCTAACCATCCTCTCAACGTCTCGTTTCTTTTCACTCATAGGGTACGTCCTCAACATCTCCATTATCGTCAATAACCGTGGGGTTATCTCCACTGCCGATACCGTTAATGGTAATAGAGACAGCAGGGCGACTGCCACCAGCTTTGTCCTTTTCAAAATAAGACATTGGTAACATTCTATCAACGAGGAGTTTCCACGCTGCCGATTGATTCTTGTGGTCGTCATCTAAAGCCGCATTCAAGATAGAGTCAATAACTTGTTTACTTTTGGGGGATGCTAATAACCGTGCCTTAAACTCTTCTATGGCTGCTGCGTCACCCTTTGGTCTACCTACCGATCTCTTCATCACGGCTGCCAACTCACTCTTGCGGGGACGACCCGGCTTCTTACGTTGTTCGGGTTTATCCATTACTGGGACTCCTAATTAGACTATATAGGCTATATACCTATGAACGTCAGATATAATTTAAATAAACCCTATCACCTTCATACCTATATAGAACAATCATTATACCACACTTTTGCTAAAATGTCAAGTACTATCTTCACTTTTTTATGCCTTATCGTCATAACCTCCAGTCGAGATTGTCACATAGGCGACTCTTAGTGGGTATTTAAGATTATAGCTGACGTCTTTGGTTAGCCTTGGTGGGTTACTTTTGGTGTCCTCATTGATGAGGGTAGCATAGATTAAGTTGTTGAATTCCTTTAAGATTATATCTGCTATCCCTAAATAGGCGACATCGACTGGTGATAGGTTAGCCTCTGTAATATTGGTTATTGATTGGTTAGGCCTTGTTGCCGCCTTTGTTGTTTTAAATCAACCTTCTAAGTCTATATAGGAATGATTCCTGTTTAGGTTAATAAGGTCTATTATTTAGCCTATTTTGTATCTGGGCGGGTACTACAAATATACAGCCCAGCTAATCCCCTCCCCCCTCCCCTGTCTGCTGTGGCGTAGAAACAACACAATAGTTATCCACAGGTTATCCACAGGCAGTATAGTGCATGTTAATAGTTATCCACAGATACCCCCACCAGTATAGCCGTTTAGACCAGGTGTAACTAAGTTACCAAGTTAGGCAGGCTATCATGTAACTAAGTTACCTAGGTGTGTGAGTCTATGCGGGTCACTATATAGACACATAAGCTACAACACCAAGTTATCCACAGGCTATAAAGTTATCCACTATATCCACAGCTTGCACAGTCTTGGTGCGGCTATGCACAACATCAGTGCGTCATGCACCACAGTAAAGCACGGGTATTAATCCTAGTAACCAACTTGAACAGACACCTTGCAACTAATAGTATTAAGTTTAACAGTCTGAAAAGTTGGCACACTGTTTGCAAGTAACTAAGTAGGCCGCTAAGTTGAGCAGTCAAATTAACCACCACAAACAAGGGTTACACACAATGAACAAGGCAACATACACAGCCACACGCCGTAGCATCAGGGACAACGGCATACGCTACACACTGCAACACGCTATAGATACTGACAACTATGACACCATGTTCATATGTGATGATCTAGTCAACGTCATATGCCAAACTGACTGGCTTGCAATGCGGTTACAGTTTGCTAGGTCAGGCGGCACAAACCATGCATTTCGACTGACAACTACCGTCACTAAGACAGCCACCAACTAACCAAGACAGGTAACATCATGCAAAGCAAACAACCACACGACATCGCAAACAACGCTTACATCAACGCACGTGAAGCCAGACAGTTTGCCGTCTCACTAGAAACCGAAGACATGGCATGTGCTCAAAAGTGGCACACACTGGCTGACCTCTTAGGTGATGTGGCTGAACACTGCGACACTGAGATGACGGCCAAACATATAAGGACACGTACTGCATTGGTTAAACCACTCAGCGACCGCCTACCAACTGACTGGGTGTTATAATGTTATTAGCCCTCATCCCTGTAGTGGCTATCTTAGCCGCTATAATTGTATTATTCCTACTACTTGAAACCCTCTAACCAAGACAAGGTACACAATGACATACTCAATCATTATCTGGCACAAAGACGACATCAACGGTCTACACCAGTCAGTGCTAACAAGCGCAGCCACCGTTGGTAAGGTGTTGCGGGACTTCAGCAAGTACATGCAGCGCCCTCAGTCTATGCGCTCGTTCACCCCTGCAAACCTCGTACAACTTCACGGGCCTGATGGCTTGCTATTCGACATTACCCAATAACTCACACCAACTAATCCAGATAGGATATATATTATGAAACAAGCTGTATACTTCAATGACTTTCGCGATGCTTTTGTGTCCATTCGTCCTGATAACTTTAGCCGTGATGGTTTATGGGCTATTTACGATTACCTTACAGAGCTAGAGGCAGACACTGGCGAAGAGTTAGAACTAGATGTTATCGCTATATGCTGTGACTACACAGAAGACACGTTTGCCGGAATCGTTGACGCTTACGATATTGATTTAGCCGATGTTGATGAAGACGATATACCACAAGCAATCATGGCCTACCTTTGCGACAATGCGGGCTGGGCTGTGCAAACCGATAGCGGCTTTGTTTACGCTAATTTTTAAGAGGTAACATATGCGACAATTATTAATCACTGGATTCGGATATACTGTCTTTGTGGTGGGTGGGGTGTGTCTCCTGCTCGAATACTTTAATTGCCTTACATACACTTACTAGGGGTATATTATGAATGAACTGGCGGACAAACTGGACGCTTTAGCATCAGGCAATGGCTATCATGGCCAAGCGCTACTTGATGCGTTGGGTTTAGACTTGACAATGGAAAACAAACAAATGCTAAGACGCTACCTATACGGCGCGGACACTGGAACTGACAGATTCGATTTGCACGGGTTAGCTATAACATTAAGGGGTATGGAATGATAAAAGATAAAAAGGTTAACGACACCATGTGCTTGGGTTTCTCAAAGCTCGATAATCTTCGCGTGACGTTTTCGTTCGAGTCGTTTGACGGCGAGATTTGGTGTGAGGTTGAGGAGGTTTATAGGGGCACTGACACGCTCGACCTTATGCCCTACTTGTCAGATTCGGTGCTTAGTGAGCTAGAAAAGCAAATCGTTTTCGCACAAGGGGATGATTAATGTACTACATACAAATACGAAACAGCAAGTATGGCTGGCATAGGCTGTGCCCTGCTAATTTTGAGGGCTTACAAGAGGCCGCCAGTGCAATTGATCTGTTTATACATACTAACCCCCTAAGACATGGTAAATTGTTGACTAGGGGCGTGTTTAGGACTGTACGGGTCAAGGTTAAATCAAAGGAGGTAGCGTAGCATGTATCAGGTAGTGCACGTCAGCAGTGGGATTGTCGCCGTAACCTACAATAGCTTACAATTTGCTTTGGACTGGGTGGCTGATAACAATGTTTTATATGACAATGAAATTCAATTGTATAAAGTAATTAAAGTAAAGGATTTTAAAAATGATGGCGTATAACTTAACAGTCAAAGGCTATGCAAATGGGGTTATGCAAGCGCCCCCAGCCGTTACCCTCACCATTACATCAATTATCTCGATGGTAGAGCTTGAGGCCATTCTAACGCCTATCAGGGAGTCATTCAACACAGTTGGCGACAGTCTGGCCTTTGATGTTACATTTCAAGACTTGGACTTATAAAGGATATATATGCTCTTACCTATCTGTTTCGCCGTGGTGCTGGGCTTGGTTATTTTACTAATGGAGGATTAACTATATGAAATGCGAATGTTGCGATTCAACACTATCAGATGCTGAATTAACAATTAAAAGTGCAACTACTGGATTGTTCCTGAATGCATGTGTGTCCTGTTTGTCTTTAATGGAGGGTATCGAATGGACATGCGAAAATGACATAACATTAGACCTTGGCACGAATATTGCTCTTCAAAGAGGCTATATAGACGATATAGACTATGAAGATAATAACGACTTTAGATATAATTAATAAAGGAATAACTAAAGATGACTAAAGACTATATAGACTTAGAATATATGACGTTCGCTACTTTGACTGATGCACATGAGTTAATTAAACAAGTGGGTATGTTAAATTTCCTAACGTCCCTATATACTGAGAAACAATCTCGACCGCTGACCGTTGAAGAACAAGAGGCAATGGAAGTGTTACACAATAGCTGGGGGTTATAACATGAGTGATGCAAAGATACACCAGCCATGTAGCGACTGTGAGAGTAGTGATGCACTAAAAATAAATACTGACGGCTCAACTAAGTGTTATTCGTGCGGAAAGTACACAAGGCCTCTGAACGGCTCAAACAGTGAAACCCTACCTGTCCTATCAACCAAGGTAGTTAAGGGCGTTACAGAGCGTTCTGATGCGTTTGTAGGGGGTTTTAAAGACCGTAGAATATCCATTAACGCAGCCAGTCGATATGGTGTTACTCAAACGGGTGATTTAACCATATTTCCCTATTACAACAAGACGGGAGACAAACAAGGTCAGAAGGTTCGTAATGTTGATAAGAAAATGTGGTTTGAAGGTGAAAAGCAGAAGTCGGTTTTATTTGGACAACAGTTATTCACGAAGGGCGGTAAATTCGTAACTATTGTCGAAGGTGAGTTTGATGCATTGGCGGCATACCAGATGTTAGGCAATTATCCGGTGGTGTCGGTTCGTACAGGTGCACAGGGTGCATTAGGGGATTGTAAAGAACACTTTGAATGGCTTGATTCTTTTGATAGTGTGGTTATATCATTTGACTCTGACGAAGCAGGACGTAAGGCGGCGGCGGAAGTGGCGGAATTGTTTGGTAATAAAGCCAAGGTGATGAAGCACATAGACGATTGCAAAGATGCATGCGATTATCTAATGCAAAGGTTAGAACCGCAGTTTGTATCATCATGGTGGGCGGCAGAGCAATTTAAGCCTGAAGGTATAGTTACCATGCAGGACATTCGCGACAGGTTGCTGAAGCCGCCAGAAGCAGGTGTGCCGTGGTGCTTTCCAACATTGACAGAGTTAACATACGGCAGGCGAAAAGGCGAGCTATTCGGATTCGGAGCAGGAGTGGGAGTGGGAAAAACCGATATATTCACCCAGCAGATAGCCTATGACATTGATGTGTTAAAGATTAAAGTGGGCGTTATTTATCTAGAGCAGAACGTGGTGGAGACGGCTCAACGTGTGATGGGTAAGCTGGATAAGAAGCTGTATCACATACCTGATGGCGAATGGAGTAGAGAGCAATATGTCGATTCAATTGATAGGTTAGAAAAGCGTGACCAGTTGTACATGATGGAGCATTTCGGGTCTATGGATTGGAAGACCATTAGGAGTATCATCAAGTACTTTAACAAGGCATACGACATTGACCATATTTACCTTGACCACTTGACGGCACTATCGGCCAATGAGCATGACGAACGTAGGGCATTAGATGGCATCATGGCGGACATGGCGGGGTTGGCGCAGGAGTTGGGTATCATTATCCACTTCATTAGCCACCTGACAACACCAGAGGGTAAGGCACACGAAGAAGGGGGTCGGGTTATGGAGAAGCATTTTACCGGAAGTCGGTCTATTGCAAGGTGGTCACACTATATGTTTGGATTGGAGCGAAACAAACAAGAGGAAGATTTGGTTAAACGGCAGACCACAACGTTCAGGGTGTTAAAAGATCGGTTCACTGGTAGGGCTACGGGTATGAAGTTTGGATTGCTTTATAACCAGAAGAATGGTATACTGAGCGAGACGGCATTGATAACTGAAGAGGCTTTATGAAACTAGAACAGTATGGTTATTGCAGCAAGACGGGCAGGTGTCTCAACCCTTTCGGGGCTAGGCCGCTATGGGTGATTAAGTTGGCTGAGAAGATTAGGCAGGGCAACGTTGTAACTAATACAGAGGAGGCTTTATTTTGAATGAACGAATTAAAGAACTGGCTGAACAAGCTGGTATACATTTCAATACTGTTGGGTTTTTAGACGGCGATCCAAACGGGTCTGCTAGAATGGTTGGGTATTCTAAGATGGAGAAGTTTGCTGAGTTAATCGTCAGTAAATGTATTGAACTGATGGATGAGAGTTATAGGGGTGATATGTACACAGGTGATGTGTTTGCCTCTGAGTATAACAACTGTATCAATGAGCAGGTTGAAACGTTACAAGATTATTTTGGAGTTAACAAATGACAGCAATACATATTAATCTTTTAGCTTGCATAATCAGTGCGTTTGCTGCTGGCTATGTTACTTCACCGTTCTGGGTTGTGACAAACATAATAGCCTGTTTAATCAATGTAGTGATTGTCGCTGCGGCGCTTTCGCTTTGGAGTTAACAAATGACAGATGAAACAATTAAAAGTGAAGGCTCTGTGTCACTGATACGTGATAATGAAGACGGCAGTTCAGACTATCAATTTAACTTCCCACCGGAGGCATTGGCGGCACTAACAAGGCTAGGTATATTAACTGCTATACAGTCGGGGATTGCGGAAGCTAGACACCTAAATCCTGATGAAGGAGAAGAAGCAATGACTGATGAAGAGCTAAAGCAAGCAATTGAGGAGCTTAACGACACGGAGACAGAGCAAGACATAGCAATAGCAGAAAAGAACATTGCTTTAATGCGGGATGGTGAGTTGCAGGTGTGTGTTAAGGAGTTCTTTGAGAAGTATTTAAACTACGCAGAGGAGAGTGACGGCGGTAAGATGTTTAACCCAATCGTTGTTAGTTGCTGTAGGGTGATGATGACAGAACCGCTTAACAACTTGTTGGCTAGGATGGCTGAGTTGTCAGGTGCTAAACCAAAGGAAAGTTATGACTGATGAAGAGTTTGAAGAGTT